GGGCATTGCTGCTCTATCTAATCTCATAGTGAGATTGTGACATACGTCAGTTGCTTCTTGATGATGTCATCCTGCGCGCCGATTATACCATATCTTTGATATGATAGGTGTTAGTTGGTATTCATGAATCTCTTAATACGATCTTTTATCTCGAACGGGCTCTACGGAGTCAATAGTACAGATAAGAGGGGTGGTATTAATGTTTATAATAAACAATTAACGATCCTAAATTGGACACCAAACCAAGGTTGTATAACCTACCTGCAGCCCTCGAAAGAGGAAACTGAAGGAAAACTTGGTAACTAAAATTTATGTATACTTATGATAAAATTATTAAATTCATTTAACAACTTTTCATTTCGTATTATTAAAATGTTAGTACCTTCGTTTTCGGGTATGCTTCGTGTAAAAGCGGGGCGACCACTTATTAATCACCTGTTAAAGGGTGTATTAATAGTGAAAGGCTCTATCACAAAATCTTGGGTTAAAGTGATCGTAACTTATGTTCGTTACCTGTATTATCTGAATAAACAGAATGGGCCATCTTTTACGGCTAAGTACCTTAAAAGTTGTGTCTCTATCCTTATGCAAGCTCTTGCTGGTGTTAAACACCATTCAACACAAGAACTTGGTGTAGCTATATCAAGGTCAAATCGAGGTTTACCTCGTATTATTCCTCGCCTTCACAGAATGCAAATTCGTGAAGGTAATATAGTATACATACGGTTATGGTTAACATTGTTCAGTTTTTATCGAGTAATCGATTTCACTGGTAGACTTAAAATATCTACAATCATAACGCCATCTAAGGCGACGTATCGTAAAGAAGAGTTAGAGAACGCTGCTTTATCTCTCAAACAACAGTTTGGATGTAAATTAGCAACAGATCTAGACAAAAAGGCCTTAAAACCTTTTTGGATAGCTTCTGCTTCTCCCAACACAATAACAGTACCGGTGTCGGATAAGAACATTTCGTCTTATTCTACCTCCATTTATGCTGTAATTGGTTCCTTAAGAGCATATGCTAACCTGAAAATGTTTAACAAAGCATTCCAGTTAATAGTGAGATTCAAATATATCGGTGGTTTAGCAAGTATGGCGCCTATTGTCAATATCATTCAATATTGTCAATCGGCAGTCAAATACTTCCCACTGGATGTATTATATCGTCTTCGTGATGATTTTGATTTCGATCATAATCACGCGAGCGATGAAGTTTTCCTCCGTGATTCTTCTTTAGGGAAACTTTCCTTTAAAGTTGAACCAGCAGGGAAAATACGAGTTTTTGCTATGGTTGATTGTTTTACACAATGGCTTTTATCACCATTGCATAAAGGTCTATTTAATTTTCTTAGACGAATACCTGAGGATGCGACTCATGATCAAAGTTTGACATTGAGTACATTTGTGGAGCGACTGCAACGTAATAATATCAAAGAGGTTTTCTCTTTTGATCTTACTGCGGCTACAGATCGTATTCCAGTATCCGCTCAAGCTGTTATATTAGATATAATGGCTGAACGAAAAGTAGGAGCTATTTGGGCATCCTTCTTAGTTGATAGATGGTATAACCTATCTACTCCTAATTGGGATCCCAAAGCAATTACTTGTAGTGCTTTAGGTATTGATCCTCTCGAAGGAGCGGGTAATCCGTTCCTCGATGTGAGATTAAGTAAACCTGGCTCTGATGGTAAACGTTATGCATACGTGCATGCGGTTAAATATGCAGCAGGCCAACCCATGGGTGCTCTGTCATCGTGGGCGATGCTTGCCTTAACGCACCATATTATGGTACGAATGGCTGCGCTTCGTTTAGGTTATAGAGAATTCTCCTTGTACCTGGTTCTAGGTGATGACTTAGTTATCGCTGACAAATCAGTTGCCAATATGTATTTAGCCATTGCTAAGGAATGGGATATAGAAATTAATATGTCTAAATCCGTTATTTCTGACAATGGTTCTCTTGAATTTGCTAAACGTTTCGTTTATAAATATCAAGATGTTTCCGGGATTTCTTTCAGAGAAATGTCCGTAGCTAAATATGATATTAGAGGACTTCTACAGTTATTTACTAGAATTGGTACATTTCGAAATATTCGTATTTCTGAGATGTTATCATTTTTGGGTCATGGGTATAAAGCTTTATCTAGACTTAATACTAGATATAATAAACTTGGTAAAGGTATGCAGAGAGCATTGCTCCTTGTATCCTATCCAGGAATGTTATTTTCTAAATTAAAATCTTATAAAGATTGGCTTACTTCCTCTGCTTTTAACAAAGCAGGGAAACTGACCATTTTAGCAGAACAATTAGATTATTTAAAGGATTTAGGTCGTAAAACGGCTAATTCTGTTCAACAGAGTTACCTACCTCGAAATCCATCTGAATTTAAATCATTCTTTTTCAGTATGCTAACGCCCCACTCCCGTTTTGATCCTTCCTTCAGTGAAAAATTCACAACTGAACCTTATTTTACTAAGGCTTGGGAAGAAGTAGGAGAACCTCTTCAGGCATTACTAATGCCCATGTACGAAGAGATTCATAATACTTGGGATCAAACTGTTGTAACTGTTAAAGATACCTATGATTTTAATACCGATATGGATGTTGATACTCTTTGGCAATGTTTAATTGATTTAGAAGATATTTCTTCTGAATCATTACATTCCTCAGAATTTCGACCCATTGACGATATCATTACCCTAGGATCTTCACTATTACTCAAAAGAGCGAATACAGTTCGATCACATTTTGCGTCACTTGCTCGAGAACATAAAGTAAAGGTTGATCAACCTTTACCTAGATATCCTAAAGTAGCCGTTAAAAGTGATCTCCTTGCGCGAGCAATGGAGAAATTTAATAAACTTAAATTAAGTAAAGGTCTCATATAGGTAGAACGCCAATTAAGGTAGTATCTAACCGTGAGGAGAGATTGATTTCTCTCTCCAATACCCGTATTTTTTATAATACTGAGTACTATACAGTAGGCCATATCCAGGATTCAAGGGATTATAATTAAATCAATAATTATAATCTGATGAAAGGATCAATGTAACTACTGAAGAGTGACCCTCTTGCCAATAATCTTTGTTAAAATTATTGTTTTAGGTTGAAGTTCTGTGGTATAATATCATGGAACAAGGCTGCTAGTCTAACTCATTCACCTCACAAAGGTAAGGATGAACAAATTAATAATACGCTTCTTGCGCCGTCGCTATATCAATATCATGAG